GAAGAGGTAGCTGTGCTTGTCATAATAGGTAGACCACATAGTTCTGTTACTTCTTCTCTAATCGTTATAGATACACCTAATTCAATTAAGAATGGTTTAGTTGCTTCTAGTACGTCTTCTGCAGAACGGAAAAGATAGTTCCCAAAGGAATTTCTTCTGCTCTTCTTGGCTTTTAAGTTAGTCTGTATTGTAGCTAACTTTTCATTTAGTGTTAATTCTTTACTCATATCATTTGTTTAAAGTTATACGCAAATATATAACTTATTTTTGACATACAAAAAAAAAGGGTAAGAAATTAATCTTACCCTCTTTAACCTTAATAATAAACAAACAATTCAATTAAGAATATTTTTTGACTTCATTTGAATAATGTACTACCATTTCTTCTAATTCGTCTGATGTAAATTTACGTATTTTACGGCTTTCTTGTAATAGTTCTTCTGAAAGTTTTCCACCAAGATATAAACTAAACTTATATTGCTCCCCAGCCTTAAACATATTACACCCTACGCATTGAGGTTTAACATTTCTTTCATCCCATCTAGTAGAGTAATGTTTTCTACTCATAAAATGTCCTGCCTGAATCCCTCCGCTCTTCCAATGTCCAACCTTACCACAAGTAACACAAGTGCAGTTACCGTTCTTAGAGTTGCTTAGTCTTATATATTGACTAAAGATATTATCTAGTTTTTTTACAAGTTTACTTCTTGTTAGTTTTTTAGGCATCTAATGATTTTAGTAATAAATTACCAGATAATTCATCGATTCCTTTTATTTGCTTATAAATAAATTTAGAATTTTTTTTTACTTCTAATCTTTCTGCTTTTGAAGAATCGCTTCCTAGATTAGTATACATATTACAATCAAGTTTTAGTAATTTATCAGTTCTTTCTTGAATGCTTAATGCAAAATCTCTTGCATAATTTTCAGCTTTTACTTTTATATCTTCTTTCATATTGCTTATTTTAATTTGAGATTAACTATTATTAAGCCTCCTCCCACCAAAGGTAGTTTATTTTTTTTACAAAAGCAAATAGATTATTAACGAAGCGGTCGTACAAAGTACCTTTTAAAATATTTACTCATTTTTGTGTTTATTGTTACCCATAATCTTTTCAGCACCTCTAGAACCAAAGTAGCCTATAAAAACGATTGTTAATAATTCTTTTACAGTTTGTAAATCTTCTAACTGATACGCCCATCCTATAACAAAGGCAACTGTTAAAAACGCTAATGTAAGAGGTCTAACGTTTGAAGCAAGCCAAGAACCACTTCTAGCGTCTGCAACCCATCTTCTAGTTATTCCGTCAAACTCGTGTATCTCTTGTTCTAGTTTCTTGAGTGCTATTTCCTTATCGGCTTGGCTCATTTCAGAACCACCTATAAGAGTCTTTATAACGCTACCTACAGGAGTATCCCCTGCAAGTGTACCAACTACACTAGGTATCTTTTCCAGTAAGAACTGACCAACCTTAGTATCTTTGAATTTCTTTTTACTCATAAGTTAAGGTATTTCCTGCCGTGCTAGTAAACCCAAGTAACTTTTCCATCCTTGTCTGGGTCGTTATCAACGTGGATGAATGATTTAGCAATTCCAATTCTGCTGAATCCTGCTTTAATAAGGGCATCAATGATAATGAATCTACTTCTTGAATCTGTACAGTGAATATCTGCTGCATATCCATATTGGTGGGAGCTGTTAATTTTCCCTCCAACATAGGCATTTCTACTTTTTGTTCTAAATCCTGAATTAATTGTAAAAGAAATACCAGCGATACCCCTAGCATCATCAAGCATTTGTAGAAAACTCTCATCCATATACTTTCCAGAACCAATCTCATCTGGGCTATCAAATTCAGATAATTCAAAGTGTAACATTATTTTTTATCTTTAAATGTATCGAATAAAGAAGAACCAAATATTGTTATGTTGTCAATTAGGTTGCTTTGTAGATTGATTAGCATAGATTCTACGTCATCCTTTTGTTTAACAAGCATTTCAATATGTTTAGCCTGAGATTCTACCTTAGACTGCAAGCTAGCTACTTCTTCTGGATTGCGTCCTATAAGAGCATAGATAACTACAGATAAACTTCCTACTATCATACCTGTAATGGATACAAATATATCCTTATTGTCTGCAGGAATAGAATTATTTGCTAGGTAAAGTAGTAATAGAATAACCATTAGGAATATTCCAGCTGCACCGCAGTAATGTATTAGGTCTTTCTTTCTCATATTATTTATTAAATTGCTTGTATATGTTTACTGCTGTATAGATTATTGTCAAAACTAACACTATCGTTTGAAGCATAGGGTTAAACTCATTAACAACGCTAAAAAGCATCGCTCCAATATTCAATCCGTATATCTTCAAATCTTGCATAGTGTTAAGATATTATATCCCATTGCTGGTCTTCCTCGTTCCAATTGTAAGAGATAGGATTTCCGTCTGCATCTTCTATTTCTGTTGGATGTTGAACTGGGCAATCCCAATTACAAGTTTCTTCATTTAAAGTCCAACTAGCATAAGGTTGTTCTGGAATAAAAGCATCTTTTTCATAATCGTAAGTATACCCTAATCCTGCATAGTTTTTTCTAAATGGTGTACCATTATTCAAATGAGTTCCACCACTTGTATTATAAGATGTTCTTTTGCAAGTTTGGTTTCTAATATTACCGTAGTAAATTTCCCAATCGTGCTGAGTATTGCTTTCGTCTTGACCTACTATAACTTCGGTTACTATGTTGTTTAAATCTAAAAATGCGTAATGTGCCATTTTATTATAATTATTATTTTATTTTATGTAAAAGAAATGTTTCCAGTACCTGCTGTTATTACTGTCACCTTATCAGTTCCATCTTGTGCGGTTGTTCCTGTTAATCCTGCAGATAATGTAATCGTACGAGAACTTGGGTATCTTAATACAACCACACCAGCCCCACCTCCTGCACCGTAAGGGTGTCTAAGTGCGTGGCAACCTCCACCACCACCTGAGCCTGTGTTTATATTTCCTAAACTTGCAGCATCTAGTGAGTTTGTAGTGTATCTTGCTCCTTTACCTCCTATTCCGCTTGAACCTCCATTGTCTTGACCTACAACACCAAAGTTAGTTGCATTTTGTGCAGCTCCACCACCTGCGGCATAAACAACTGAAGAACCTGTTATAGAGGATGCTAATCCATCCCCACCAAGACCTGCCAAAGAAACTGATGCATTTGAGCCTATACCTGTACTTCCTGCGCCTCCACCACCTGAACCTGTCCTGTTACCTGTTTGTGGATTTGAACCTCCTGCAAAACCTTGTATTGGCGAAGATGTTCTTGCTCCTCCCGATATTGCAGCACCATAGTCATCTCCTCCACCGCCTGAACCACCTGTTCCTGCTACAGCGCCTACAGAAGTGCCTCCCGCTCCATAACCGCCACCAGTTGAAGTTACTGTATTAAATACTGAATTATTTCCTGTGGATGCACCTCCACCGCCTGCGCCTACTGTTACGGTATAATTAATACCTACATCTAATGTTGGGGTAGCGGCTACTGGTTGTAAACCTCCACTTATATTTCCTGTTCCGTAAGAAGTTAGCATACCTCCTGCACCACCACCACCTGCGTAGTAGAAGTTACCTCCACCACCTCCACCTGCTACAATTAAGTAGTCCAATGAAAATGGGTTGGGAATTCTAAAAGAAACGTTTCCAGTTCCCGCAGTTATTGTTGTAACATTGTCAGCTCCATCAATAGCAGTGCTTCCTGTTAGTCCTGCGGATAATGTAATCAAATAAGATTTAGGGTACCTAATAATAACAACCCCAGCACCTCCATTACCTCCTGCAAAAAAACCACCTTGACCATCTAAATTAGAAGCAGCACCACCACCTCCACCTGTGTTAACAGTTCCAGCAAATCCAACATTTCCAACTCCTGCACTTCCACCTCCACCAGTTCCACCAATTCCACTATTTGCAGAACTAGTAGGTTTATATGCTGCACCACCACCTCCTCCTGCTCTTAAAACAGATGAACCAGTTATTAAAGAAGCTAAACCTGCTCCTCCGTCACCACCCTTAGAGTTTGAACCATTACCACCTAATGCGCTAGCACCACCACCACCTCCAGAACCGTAACTTCCACCTGAGCCAGGTAATCCACCTTCAAAACCTTGTATGGGGGAAACCCTAGTACTTCTTGTTTGTGTTGTAGGGGAAGTTCCACCTCCAGAACCACCAGTTCGACCTACGTCATCTTGACCTACTCCACCACCACCTCCTCCAGTTGAAGTAACTGAAAAAACAGAGTTTGAACCAGAATTTCCTTTAGTTGAAGGACTTGCAACTCCCGTACCTCCAGCACCAATAGTAACTGAATAATTCGTACTTATGTCTAAACTTAATGCAGATAATAAAGACGTATTTCCTCCATTAATATTACCAGAACCAAAAGAAGTCCTATAACCTCCAGCACCACCTCCAGAACCGCCCCAGTTACCAAATGCGCAACCCCCACCAGAACCTCCTCCTGCAATTACAAGAAAGTCAGCATTAAAAGTAGATGGGACAGGCTCGGCTGCTCCAAAGAATAATATTCTTTTGCTTAACATATATGTTAATTTTTAAATTGTTGCATCTGCTGCAAAAGTTGCAACTGAATAGAAAAATACTGGATTGGCTGCTTGGTCATCTACGCATTCAATTTGTAAAATACTAGAAGTTGTATTGTCATAATCCACTTCACTTAGTTTATTAAAAACACCAGTTCCAGAACCACCAGTAAGTGTTACAGTTTGCGCTTTTAAGGGGTATATTGTTATAACCTGACCTTTTTTGTAGTTGGTTAGATTTATAGTATATGCTCCTGTTAAGTCTCCGCTTAATTTAAATGTAGAACCTGCTGAAAAATCATAGTTTACCGTTCCCGTCAAAGTGCTTATTGAAACTTCGGCAGTAAACCTATTTGCAAGCTCAGCGTGGTCTACAATGTCATCGTTTAACATTGCCTGCGTTACAAAGTTAGTCCCGTAAACCTCATCAAAATTTTGATTTAATTTAATAAAGGCATTTCTTAGTTGGTCTCCTGTACCATCGTTTGCCGTTGCTCCTGTTAATACCGTTTGTTTAGCCATTTTTTATTTTTTATAATTCTGTTGCGTCTGCTCTAACTTGTGTTGTGTCTGCTAGTATTGATGTATTATCTGCGGTTAAGTAAGAACCACCTGCCGTAGAAGGGTAAACTATACCCCAACCATTTGCCTCGTTAGCATTACCCCACCAACTTACGGCATATATACTCCCCCAACTCATAAACATTCTGGTTTTGAATCTATATCTATTGTAGACTGGTTAGAGATATTTCCCCACCAAGAACTACAATAAGCTTCACCCCAGTTAATACTATTTGCCATATTTATACAATACTTTATCGCCTATTTTGTTATCTATGTTTTTAAGATATTCCGTTAGTTTAATTACGTTATCTTGTTTAGGCTTATAACTACCTACTTTTTTTCTTTTTACAACACCCATCCACTAAAATTTGAATCGTAAGATGGATTAATATCATCGTTTGTATTAGTTCTGTATTCTGGAAATAATGTATTGTTGAAACTCATATAAGAGATAAACCTATCGGTATAATATTGTGCTAAATCTCTTTCTTTTTCGACTAGGTAATCTACCTCATCTTTCGATACGTTTTCAGCGTTCTCGCTAGAATGCTTAAATACGCCCTTATTAGCGATTGTATATGCAGCGAAGGGTAAATACTCCACCATAGCCCAATGTATCAACATAGGTTTTATGTGGACGTTTACAAGGCTTAAATAGTCTCCTGTTAAAGTGCCTGCAATTATGTCGGCTTGTATCTTCTCAAAAAGGTCTGTACCTAAATAATTTTGTATATGTATATCTTGAGCTGTTTTAATCCATTGAATAAAAGAATCCGTATCTACGTTTCCATTCATTGCAGTAAATTTAACTATGTCTGCTCTTCCTATTAATAGTGCTTCTGCCATTTCTTATTTATTTACAAAACCGTTGTTAGGCATATCGGTTGGTCGTTTAGCCACATTTGATTCATTCTTTTCAGGTGTAAAACCTTCTTTCTTTGCTTTGTTTACACTTACCTCTGCTTTAGGATTTTTAGCATCTGGAGAAACTCCTTTAGCCATATAGGTTTTTCTCATCCAGAAATGGTGGCAATCACCACCGCCTTTAAATTCCCAGATAGAATAAGTATCCGTACTGCCTTTTGGTCCCCAACCTTTATTTACTGGTTGTTCGCCCATTTGAATAATATCTTCTTTTCTGTATATCTTTGCAGCAGCAACCATCTTAGAACAAAACTCCCTACTATTTGCAGAAGTTCTTAAAGGTGCATATTGATAACGAACTTTGAATTTCATTCCTTCAGATTCACCATCTTGCTTACTCTTTGCGTTTGGTCTTGCAGCTCCTGTAGAAACTAAACCTATCATTTTGTCTAGCGTTTCTTCTTGGTCGTAGTCTACTTGTCTTTCGTCTACTAATTCCCAGTTGTCTAAATCTTCTTCCTCTCCTAGTTCGTCTAGCAAATCAAAAGCCTTTTCATCGTTAAAAGAATACTTAGATAGTTTAACACCTGTTTCTTCCTCTCTTGCTTCGTCTGTTATTGCATTATCTGTATCAATGAATTCTAGCGGCTGTAAGGTCTTAAAATATAGTTTTAGTGATATACCATTAAAAGCTAATATATCGTCAATAGCATCTATTAAAAGGTCTTGATACGGTCTTATAGTAACGTTGTTGAATAGTAACGATGCTGTTTTTATTTCGTCAGCGTTATTTCCTAATCCGTTGTTACCTGTTCTTATCCCTAAAAGTAAAGGT